TTGAGTATAGTTTCCAACTCTTGTAGTTGTTAAAGAAGCGTCTAATGTCGCTTCATCACCTTCAATAACTTTGTTATCGGCAACGGCACTTACAATGTTGTTATCGTGAATTTTTTAATTATCACTTCTATATATTGCTATATAGTTCGGACTATATCATCAATCTTTCGATTGTTCGGCACTCTTGGATGGATTATTTTTTCATCACCATCTAGTCTCTGAACCTTCTACATCTGTTGAATTATGTAGCTTGGCTTCTGATTGTCCCAATGGGAGTTTCCAGAAATTCACCGAATTTTTACACCTTAATAGGTGGCACTAAATTAATGCTAAAGTTTGCCATTCGTGAAAAGTATTTGTCACTTTTTCAGTTTTCAACCCACTTAAAAATGGAGTTTCTGTAACTGCCACTAATGAGATTAGGTTCGTCAAATCTTCACGATTACCGATGCTGTCATAAGACATTATGTTAACGTTAAGGTTCTTTATCCTTAACTTCTATCATTTTATATATAGTGATAGTTCAGACTATATCTTAACCTTTCGGTCTTGGGATTTCGTGGAGAGATTATTGTTGGTACTCACTCTCTAGTCGTTACACCTTCTATGAAACTTAAAACCTTCATAGCTTGGCACGGTATTATCCATTTCAGGACGTTCACCGTTTAACCCAATTTTACTTCAACTACTTATTTAATCGAAGGTATTGGTTGGCTGTGCCATTGTTTTACCTTTCTAATTTAAAACATTCATAAACGCATCTAGCATGTCACCTGACTTACCAGACTTAGCGCGTTTAATTGCATCTTTGCGACGTTCGTAGTTAGCATCATCTTTGGAAACTGAAACACCAGACTTAGAAACTTTTGGAACATTTTTTACTTTTTTGTCACCAAGTTTAGCTTTCTTTAATTGATTATATTTCATGCCTTCTATCGCTACCATGACGGTACGATGGTCGGTTAACATGCTTAATTCTTGATCGCTAAATCCAATTTCATTTAAGTAATTTTTAACGCCCGATTGCACTTTCCCCCTTTTAACGGGATCAGCAAAATCAGGAACTTTTTCACTTAACATATTACTTTGTGTCGTAACATATTCAGCGTACTTTTTCTTTTGTTCCTCTTGTTGTTTTGTTTCTATTGACTTTAATTCATTTTCCGCTTGTTGACGCACTTCTTTTTTCTTATCTGACTCTGCTTTCATTCTAACATATTCAATAGGATCATCGTTATACACTTGGTCCCAATCTATGTTATCATCCTGCTTATCAGAATTGATAAAAGATTTTAATTTAACTGCGTAATCATCGCGTTCTTTTTTTACCGCTTCCATTTCAGTTTGCGTTTTAGAACGTTCATTTTCTAAATTTTTACGTTCGGTTGCTAGCTGATTTGTCTTAGTTGAGTAATCGCGTTGACGGCTATATCCATTTTTAAGTTCTTCAAGGTTAACTTTTTCATCTTGTCCGTTTATTTTAACGGAATAAAGTTCCTCGGTCCCTTCTGCTGGGGAGTTGTCAGCTTCCTCTAGTTCCAGATCATCTGGCGTTGGTTCATCGGCGGGTGCGTCTGGTTGTGCTTTCGCGTCCTGTTCACCTTCTGATGTCGGTTGTTCGTTCTCTGCGGTTAGTAAGTTCTCGAACTGACCTAATAAGTTTTCCTTAACCTCTGGTTCTGCAACCTTTGGTTCTTCAGTAACCGCAGTTTCCTGAGTAGGATTGTCTGCCATGTTTTACCTTTATTTTTTTAATAATTTACCAGTCTCCATTATGGATTTTAACTGGTTTAAAACCGACTCATGCATCTTTATCATAAGATAAAGTTTTTCGCGTGCTTCGGTATCTCGAATAGGACTATTAACTAATTCGTTCATCAGTTCTATTCGTAACTTTTCATTCGCTTCCTTAAAAATAGAATGCTCTAAAATCTTTTTTGCTTCTTCAGATCTTTTTAATTCTTGCTCTTTATCCACTATCTACCTTTATAAAAACCACCAAGACTTGTTGACCATCCTGACCCACTGCTTTTGTTGTATTTTTTTGAATCTCTATCAGCTAAATTTCTTGCTATATTTTTAGCAATAGCGGATTTATAAGCCGTGTCGTCTCTTTGTCCTTCTTTATCTAATAAAGAACTTTTATAACGTTTATATTTTTTACTTCTTTCAACATTAATTGGTGTTCCACCTTGTCCTGAATTAACTTGTTGCGTTGGAGATTGATAACCTTGTCCACTCCCTTGTGTTCCTTTACCTAAAGTATTAAGCAATTCATTAACAGTTTTTCCTTTAATTGCTTTATTGGTTGAGCCACCAATAATTACATCACCAACCTGTTTTAAATAATTTTCAGGAGTAAATTGTGTAAATAAATCTCCACTTAGTTCTCCAAAAGCCAAAGGATTATCAGCAAAATGTTGTGATATAGTTTGATCTATTAAAGTTTTTATAGCTTTATCATATTTTGCTTCTCTCCTTTTAGGACCACCAAATAAAGTATCAAAAATTTGAAACCATCCAAATCCACCTCCTTTACTGGGGTCAAAAGTATAAATAGGATTTCCATCTTTATCTTTGCCTGTTTTGTATTTATTTACAAATTGATCAGCACTCCACGGCTCAGACATATCTTTTTTCATTTTTCTAAGTATTCTTTCACTTTCAGTAAGCGGAACTTCGTTTTCATCATCCCTTGTATTATTATCCATGTTTATACAAAATGGATGATCAACGTTTTCTTCAAGAGAACAAAAAACCCCTAAATCAAAAGCATTTTCAGGAACATCTGGGTCAGGAATAGGATCTGTACTCCATTCATACGGTGTTGCTGTTGCAAAATCCATTGGTACCGCACCTAAAGGTGTCCCTTGTCCGCTTGCAATATCAGAAAATAATAATGAATCTTGAAAAGGAATAAAATTAGCCATTATAATGTACCTATTTGTGCTTTCTTATTAATTTTTTCTCGTTCAATTTGAATTTCAGCTACCATTTCTTCTTGTTTTAATTTTATTTCTGCTATCATTTCCTGTTTCTTTAATTCTAGTTCAGCTTCCATTTTTTCTTTTCGCAATTGTAGATCTCCTATATTCTTTTCTCTATCCGCTTGTATTTGTTGCTGTGTTGCAATTAACAATGGATTATCCTGCATTGGATCTTTTTTCTGTTCAGGCGGTTGTGTTTCTGGATTAACAAAAAATTCTTGCGGGGATTTAAACCCTGCATTGTGAACCATTCTTTCCAGTGTATTATAAATTGTTTGTTCATTTGCCAATCTACTACCTGACATTAAAATCTCTTTTTGAATACCTAAAATTTGTCCTAAAACTTGTAAACGTTGTTCATGTGTTCCCGTTCCTAACCCCACGTTTATTGTTAAATTAAATTTATTTTTCCACTCTCTTGGGTCTATTGGAACGTATTTATTTCTTATTTTAATTATTCTTTTATGATCTTGATATTGTGTTGTCAGTTGTAATAAACAATTCATTAGATCTTTAATTCCTGTTTCTGCAAACACTCTCGCAATCGTTTCAATACGTTGCCCTGCTGATTGCATTGCTTCTCTTACACCTGTTGCGGTTGTATGAGATTTTTGAATTGTGTTTGGATCTAAACCTTGTTGTAATCTGTTTATGCCTGAACGTTGTTCTTTTATTTGATCGACTTTCTCAATCATTGCCAAGCCTTCTTGCATAAAGTTTTGCGCCTGTAATGGCACAACAGCGTTTGGTGATTTAACTCTAACTATATTTCCTGCTCTGGATTGTAGTAAATCATCCAAATTAACCATTCCGTCCTGCGCTAAAACCCTAGAATTATTCATAAGGAAAGCGTTGTCCAAGCACTGTCTTAGCAACACTGACTTTATTTGCTGGATGTCCATAACGAGGTCTGCAACACTCATTCCAAATAAACGATGCGGATTAATAATCGGTGTTATCGTTGAAAAAGGAATATAACTTATTTCTTCTACATCCAAAATTTCATTCGTATCACCAACAGTAACCACTTTTAATAATTCGGCTACTCCGTCATTATCAATATCGGTGCGGATATAATTTTCCATGTAAAGAATTTCACGCATAGATGGATCAGCGTTTTCATCCATGTAACTTTCTTCATTAAACATGTTACGGCTTAATGTTTCTTCATTCCATGTGGAATTTGCGTAAGATGGTAGATCTTCTATTTTTTTTCTATCAAAACCTTCACCAATTAATTCTGATACCGTCTTTTTTAACCGATGCGCTACATATGGCGCATCCACTAAATTTTTTGCTCTTTTGGAAACAAGCATTTCTTCGGGAGGAACGTTTTCTATGCAAATTTTTCCTGATGATGATTTTCTTTTAACCTTAACATTAAATGTTACTTGATTATCAGGTAATTCACCCTGTTCCGTCATCACCATTTTTTCTTCTAAAACTTCTTCGACGCTTATAACTTCAACGTCATCATCAACCAATAAAGCCTGATATTCTATCTCTGTTAAACCTTTATAACTCTCTTTAATAAATTCATCTTCATACTTGTAATAATGCTTAATAAATCCATTTTTTTGAATTAATGCATCTTTGAACCAAGTATAAAATATTTGCCATCCATCATTGTCCTTCATGATGATATGGTTTATGTATTCTGTTGCCTGTTTGGATGCTTCTTCATCTTCCTCAGATACAGGCTCAAATTTAACTATATCGTCTCCTGCTGTGAATATTCTGAGTAAACTGGGGAGAACACTCTCAACAGCTTCCAGCACATCAGAGGATATAACCTGAGATCTGCCTTCTACCTCATTACCAAAAGGTTCTGAATTATAATAATCTAAGGCTAGGCTTCGTTCTTGGACCAATTTACCGTTCTGATACCCTAAAGCATCAGTAATTTCGCGCGTAATGGTTCCTTTTAACTCAGCTTCTTTTTTTTTATTTAATTTCATTGATTATTATTTCTTTATAGTGTAACGTTGTTATATGACTAAAACAAAATTTAGAAAATTTTTAAAATATCTCGGTATTAGCCAAGGTCAATTGGCTAGGGAGTCAGGTCAAACAAGAACGAGCATCGGTAATTATTTCAATGGTCGTCGTCCCATCAATACGTTGATGGCGTGGGGTCTGAACCTGAAGGTTGAGAACGAGGATCTTAAAAAGAAAAATACTAAACTATCCCAGAAGGTCCATACTTTAAATCAGAGGACCAAGAACTAGACTCGTTTAATCCGATTGCCATATATCTCATGGCATCACAGCTATTTGACTCTGTTCCGTGGTGTGGGGTAGAGGTGATTTCTCCTAATTGATTTGTTTTCCATCTATATTGCTTTAGGCAATTAACTAAGTAATCACATTTATCCTTATCCAGCCATACTCTTTTCAGGACCATTCTCAGAGCATTAATACCTTCTTCTACCTTTAACTTAGGTACGGCTTGTATAAACCATCCTAAATTGGAAGCTATCTCTTGCCTGCTTTTTCCTGATCCTAACTCAGTAACGACAATATCATGCCCTGCAAAGTGATTATCATAGGTATAAGGGAGTTCCTTTAACTTATTAGCGTAATATTCTATACTTTCTCCTGATCCTTCTAAATGATCAATTACATGTATAGCTGAACCCTGTTTTTGAATAAATACGATGCTGAAAGCATCCCTGAACCCAATATCCGAAAACGTGGTTACGGGCAATTCTGGAATATGCGGGACTTTTGTAATTCTGTTTTCATCCTCTACTAATTGCATCGATTTTGAATAAATTCCATTTACAACCCCAGCATCAAAATCAACCATAAATTCAGTTGCAAATTCTTCAGGACTCATCATTAATCTTAGATTTTCCAATTCATCCTTTGGAATAATTTTTGTATCTTCCACGGTGTATTTTTTAATAAACCAATCTTTCTTGCCTTGGTTATTCATATACATTTGATAAAAGAAATTATGACCTGAAGGGGTCCCAATAGCAATTAACCATCCTGAATTTTTATCCATTTGGTGCCTATCGACTAATGCAGGACGTAGAACCTTATTTAACAGGTCCTTATGAAGTAACTGTGTTTCATCTAAGCCTACACCGTCAGCATAAATTCCACGAATGGAGTCAACACTAGATCCATCAGCGCCTAATAATTGTATTCTTCTTCCCCCCACCATATCACAGCGTAATTCGGTTTCATGATACGTTGTATTAGGGATATTTTTTGTTAAAAATTTTAATGTATCCCAATGTATCTTCTTCACCTGTGAATAGGTAGCCGATATAATATAATACCTAGGATTAGGTAATGTGCATTGAAAACATTTTTTTAATGTTTGTGCCAATAGCCAGTAGCTTTTGCCAAATCTTCTATGACACGGAATTACATTAAAGCGTTTTACTTTTTTATGTAACTGTGCCTGATGTTTTCTAGGCTTGTAAGGTATTGTTACGTTGGTCATTCATACTTTCTACGGGAAGAAATAAAAAAAAGGACTTATATTTCTATAAATCCCTTTTTTCGTGATGTGCATAGACTCCGTGTAAGAAACTATGTTTACAACCATTTTATTTATATATTTTTTTAAATATATTTCAACCATCATGAATAAAATTCTACTATATATTTTCAGAACCCTTGAATAAGGTCCTCAAAGTATTAAAAGGGGTTGCCTAATATTATTTTTTTTTTCCGATGGGGTTGCCCGCCTTCAAATCGGCAGAAAACAGCCAAATAATAGTCAATAAGGATTAATTATCCCATCAAAACCTTAGAAATCAGCCATTATTTAATTAATTTCACAAATATTGATTAATTTTTAAGATTTTTTTAAGATCTCATGAGATTTGCAGACTAAAAAATAAGCTACATAGCAACAACAAACAATAATAGATCTAATTTACCTTAGAATACAGCCATTAATCATGTTAACCGTTACATTCCCTTTTAGCTTCTTTTAAGTTAATCTGATCTCTTTTTATCTTCTTTTTGTTCTTTATTACCCTTTGATGATACTTTGATGTACTTAATGCCTTTGCCATAGGATTTCTTTGTAACTCCAAGCATCTGTAATAAACCAGACTTATCACTTCTCAAAGCTGACTTTGATCTCTCCACCATCTATTCCGCTTATTTCTAATTGATCTTTGTTACCATATACTCTTGGTGCTAGTTTGCTGGCTCTGAATGTTTGTAAGTTAATGTGATGGCGCATCATGTTGACAAAATCTCTGTTAGTTCTCCCCGCTTTATTCTCATCTTTAGCTTCTTCAAGTGCTTTTGAGGATAGTTCTTCTGTTTCAGCCATCATCCATTCAATACCGTCTGCTTTTGCATCGCTGTACCTTTTACGAAGATTAGGATAATCAGGATTGTTTAGCCATTGTCTAAATGACTCCCACCAAACACCCTGATTTTTTAGTGCTTTTTTAATGCTGATGCCATGCGCTAAATCATTTAGGATCTTATCTATAAGTTCGTCTGAATATTTGCTTGGTCGTCCTTTTTGTTCCATTTATCGTCCATATGTTTACCACAATACCATGTTCTCATGTAATCATTACTGAATATGCCTATATCTCCACAGATAGTGCATTTTTGGTATTCTTGTTGTTCTTCCCGCGTTTTTTTAAAAAAC